TCCCGCCGCCGCCGGAGCTGCCGCGGTTCTGCGCCCCTTCCAAGATGCGGATCTGTCGATTGAATTGCCGCTCCATATCGGATGCGGCAACGCGAGCATTGAAACGTCCGAGGAGATTGCTCCCCGTGCGGGGACGATCGTTCAGGTAGTTGTCGAAATTGCCGGTGAGTGCCGCGCCGAGCGCGCCCTGCCGCGACAGCCACCCCGTCGCCTGGTCGATGGTCAGCAGCAGGTCACGGATCTGAGCCCGGCCGTCGCTGAAGATGTCGCTGAATTTGATGCCGAGCGCCTCGAATAGCGCTGATGCCGTGTCGAACAGTGGATCGAAGGCGTTGGAGAGACCTTCGATCGTGCCCCGCACGCTGATCCCGAAGTCCTCGGCCTTGCGTTCAAGATCGGCGAAGCCATCGGCCCCGTCCCCCACGAAATTAGCCAGGGCCGTCGAGAACTCGCCGCCGCGATCGAACGCGCCGAAGGTGATGACGGCGGCATTCCTGACGCGGGTCATGGCCTGATCGAACGTCACAGGGAGCTGCTTGAACTCGGCGTCGATCTCCGCGGTGAACCGCGTGTCGGTGAACGCCTTGGTCAGCTTTTCGGCGGTAAGCTCGCCCTGTTCCGCCATGGCGCGCAATTGCCCGACCGGCACGCCCAGGCTGTCCGCGAGAAGGCGTGACAAGCGCGGGGCCGCCTCCATGACCGAGTTGAACTCGTCGCCGCGTAGGACGCCGGACTGCAACGCCTGGACGAGCTGGCGGGTCGCCTGCGCCGCTTCGACCGTAGAAGCGCCGCTGATGCGAAAGGTCTTTGCGACCGTTTCGGTCGCGCGGGCCGCCTCGATCTGCGTGATCCCGAGCTGCCGGGCATTTCGCTGGAAATTGCCGTATAGCCGGCTCGTTTCCTCAAGCCCGCTACGCGTGTCGTCGGCGATCCGCCGAACGTCGGCCTGTGCCTGGGCGAATGACCCCGACGACTGCGTCGCGAGCTTGAGCTGAGCGTCGAGGTTCTTGGCCTCGTCGGCGATATCGAGGAAGGCCCGCGCGACCGCTATGGTCGATATGCCCGCAAGCGCGCCCGCCATGAGCTTGACTGACCGCGAAACGAACGCTTCTGCGCGACCGGCGCTCTTCTGGATGTTGCCCATCGCCCGGTCGAACTTCTGCTCGGCGCTGGCGACATTGGCGTTGTAGCGATCGAGCTTCGCCTCAAGCTCGACGATGACGCGATCGGAGACGACATCGGCCATCAGTGAACCCTTGCGATGCCGGCGCGCTCCATGCGCGCGAAGGCGGCGGTAACATCTGCCTCGTCAGGCAGCGGCCCGGCGTCGTCGGCGCTGTTGGCGAGCTCGTGGTGGTGAATGAGCGCGAGATATTCGGGCATCGTCAGCCGCTCGGCGTCGGCCAGCGTCAGTCCGATGGTGACGCAGTTGTGGAGGACGAGTCCCCAGTCGATGCGCTCGGGTCCGCTGTCTCCGTCTGCTCGTCCGGGCTTTTTTTTTGACCGTCCTGCGGCTCGTAGCCGACATAGAGGGCCATCAGGATCGCCTTGGCCGTGATCGAATGGGGCGCCAGCGGCTTACCGTCAATGAAGGTGTCGACGAGCAGGTTCGCCTTGAGCTCGCTGACCGTGACGTCAGCCTTGTTCACCATCCCCTTGCCGCCGCCGATCAGGCCGTGGCGGATCGTCTCCACGATATCGAGGACCGACCATCCGCCGTTGATGAGCCGGTGTTTGACCAGGTCGATGGGACCGGCCTTCGACTCCAGCGCGACGATCTGCTTGATCGGCAGCGCGAAGATGTACTCGCCGTCACCGAAGGGAAGGGGGATGCTGGTTTGCATAGCTGCACGCTATGTGTCAGCACAGCCGTGGCTCTACGGACGCCAAGGGGTGGCGCATGGGACTTCTACTGTTGGTCTGGCTCGCGTGCGGCGTGCTTTCACTCGTCATTGCCAGTAACAAAGGGCGCAGCGGATGCGGATGGGGGCTTCTTGGCTTCCTGTTCGGACCGCTCGGTCTTCTTGCTGCTGCCATTACCTCTCCAGATCGAGAGCGGACACGGCGCCAATCGGAACGGGCCGGATTGCAGTCAGGTGCGCTCCGACCCTGCCCATATTGTCGGGAAGCGATCGCTCGTGAAGCCATCAAATGCAAACATTGTGGGTCGGCGGTTCATCCGCTTCCACCGCCTCGGACGATCTGGGATTGGGCGAAGGACGTTTCAACCAACGGCGAATGACTCGATCAGCTCCCGCTGACGAACTGGACCGCGTCGGCGCCCGAGATGGTGATCGAGATCTGGACATATTGTCCATTCTCGCCGGTGACGTTTAGGTCGGTGATGATGCCCGGCCCCTCGTAGAAACCGCCTACGATCTCGTCCGTCGGCTTCTCATCGAACACGAAACGGAAATTCGTCGGATCGCCGGAGTCGAACGCCGCCTGGACGTCGGCAAGCAGGCTGCGTGCGAGCAGGCCAGAACCGGTCATGCTCCAGTCCTTGGCGCCTACGTCGCGGACCGTGATCGGGGAGGCGTCCGGATCGGCGCAGTCCCAATCGGTGGTGTCGTTGGTCTGTCGGGTCTGCTGGAAGCCCTTGGTTGTGATGCCGCAGATGGGCGAGAAGACCTCGGGCGCGCCGCCGTCGCCCATCGCGATATAGACGCGGGTGCTCTTGAGCTTCGACGTCGTGTAGGCCATGCCCGGAAACCTCCTTGGATTTCCGGCACGCTATGGCTGGGGGGATGGTGGCTCTACGGACGCCAGCTAGAGCGCCAGGGCCTCATAGCGGACGAAGCCGTGGAAGGCGTCGGCCTCGGTCGGATCGGGAACGATCTGCGACAGTCGGGCGAATACGCCGATCTCGGTGTCTCCGGTGAGCGCGACGGCGTCCATCGCCTCGATGATACGCACGACATGGCTGTTGATCGTGGCGCAGGTTGCCTCGGGATCGAGGATCGTACCGCCGGCCTTGACGAAGTTGTGGATCAGGCCCGTGACCTCGCCGCCGCTGCCGCCATCGCCGCGAAACGGGATCGAACTGGCACCGTCGAGCCGCATGAACGGCCAGGCCACGTCTGCCGGAACCTTGGCCGGATAGATTCGCGCGCCGACGATCGCGGCGAGCGGAGCGTCAGCCTTCAAAGCCGCGATCAGCTTCCCCCGGACCGGCAGGATCGGATCCAGCATCGTTGTCATGCAACATCGCCCACGGGCTGATCGCCAGCGCCGGCAGCACCATCATCAGCAGCGTTTCGGCGACGGCGTCCTCCATGTGCTCGGGCACGTCGAGCAGCAACAGGTCGCTTATCCTGTCCGTCCATATTTCCAGCCCGGCCAGGATGTCCGCTCGCATGGGGCGGGACGCTATCACCATCGTCGACCAATGTCGCCTTGCCATTGGCCTTCGCGCCTTCCCATACCTCGCGCTTCACTCGCCCCTCCCATCCGGCCTTGAAGGCTGTCATGGCCCGCGACGGCCAGCGATGGTCGTAATCGGCGTGGAACCGGATTTTCATAGCGTGCCTCCTCGGGCCACCCGCTTCACGGCTTCTGCGACCAGGCGGCGGGCTTTCGGCCGCGTGCGCTGGGCCGCTGGCGCCATGAAGGGGCGGGCCGCCATCTTGGATGTGCCATTCTCCAAGTCGACGGCGTAGGCCGCGTCGGCGACGCTGTTGGCCTTTAGCGGCCCTGCCTTCTCGCTGTGGACGCTTTTGTCCAGCACGCGCGTGTCGGCGTTCGGAGGCTCCCCCGGTGAACTGGGGACATGGTTCTTGCCCGATACCGCGCCGGTGGTGATGGAGATCGCCGCGTCGACGCTCAGAACATCGGCTGCGACATAGATAGCCTTCCCGACCTCGCGGACCATCGCGCCGCCGCGGATACGGCCGAGACGGGCCTTGTGGGCTTTCTGGCCGGTGATTTTCATTGCAGCCACGCCCACGATCTACGATCATGGATAGCCCGGATCGTACTGCGAGACACGCCGAATCGCGCAGCCAATGACACCTGGCTTTCACGATGATGTAGCGAGCGGATTTCGACTACCTGGGGCTCAGTCAACACCTGCATC